TTCATGTTCCGGTCCTCCTTCGGCGGGTCGTCCGCCTCGATCTCGATCGGCGGCCCACCGCCACCGTTCGCGTCCCGGCCGACACCCACGGTGGGGTCGGCGGGCACACCCACGCTCGAAAGCTCCATGGGCTCCCACTGGGTCATGCGCCAGAGGTCGCCCTTCTCCTCGTCCTCCTCGACCAGCTTCGCGCGCTTCGGGATGTAGCCGACCGAGATGTTCCCGCGGATCCCATCCACGAAGTCGCGCTCGACGTCCTGGCCGCGCTGCGTGCGCGAGAACACGATCACGGCGCGCAGCACCCGATCGTCGTCGATGCGCGCGGACTCGATGACACCGACCGGCGCGCCGCGGTGCTCCTCGAGCACGGCCGCGCGGCCCGACGTGAAGCGCTCGAGCTGCACCGATTCGGCCGAGTGGTCGAGGACCTCGCGCCACTTGCCGAACCAGCCGTAGCGTTCGACCTCGTACTCGGAGCTGACCGCGACCTCGTAGCGGGCGCGCTCGTCGCCCTCGGCCGCGCGGGTCGCGACGGGCTCGAGCTTGCGGAACTCGCGGATCGGCAGGAACCGCATTCCGGCGGCGGCGGGGAATCGCTTCACGTCGTCCTCCATGGCGTCGCGGGGCTGGCGCGTCGTCCGTGATCCAAAGTCAAGGACGCAGGAGGCGAAGTCCATTACACTATTAGTGCAATGGCATCGGGGTCGGCGGGCCCGTAGCGTGGCCTCCATGCAGGACCTGACGGCCCTTCCCGCGAGCTTCGCAGCCGGCACCACGGTGAAGTACACGCGGAGCCACGCCGACTACCCCGCGAACGACGGCTGGGTGCTCACCGTCGTGCTCTCGGGCCGGGACCGCCTCGAGGTCACGGGCACGCCGAGCGGCGCCGCGTTCGCGGTGACGCTGCCGGCGACCGAGACCGCGAAGCTCCGGCCGGGCGTCTACCGCTGGACCGAGCGCGCCTCGAAGGCCGGCGAGGCCTTCACCGCCTGCGCCGGCGAGATCACGGTCACGCCCGACGTCGTCGGGGCCTCGGTGGGCGATCTCCTCAGCCAGGACGAGAAGGAACTCGATCTCGTGAACACCGCGATCACGAAGATCCTCACGCACACGCTGCAGGCCTTCTCGATCGCGGGGCGCCAGGTGGAGTATGCGGACCTCGAGAAGCTGCAGGCGCGGCGCGCGGTGCTCGAGGCGAGGATCTCGCGGCGCAAGAACGGCGGCCGCATCGGGCGCGTCCACCGCGTGGCGTTCCGGTGAGGCGGCGCGTGGCGCGGCGCCGGGCGCTTACTCTCGGCGAGCGGATGAAGCGCGGCTGGGACACGCTCCTCGAGCTGCTGAGCAGCACGGGGGGTGCCCACCCGAGCTTCAAGGGCGCCGAGGTGTCGCGACTCCGCCCCGGCCAGTTCGGCCTGATCCGCGGGCCCGATCGCGAGATCGAGTGGGACCTGAAGCTCCTGCGCGGCCGCGCGCGCGCGCTGCGGCGCAACAACCCGTACATCGAGAACTACCTGAACCTGCAGCGCACGAACGTGCTGGGCCCCGAGGGGCCCGAGCACCAGGCGCAGGTGAGGGACGGCGCCGGCGAGCTCGCGGAGGAGATCAACGACCGGATCGAGGCCGCCTGGCGGCAGTGGTCCGAGGGGCCGGTCACGGTGGACGGGCAGATGAACCTGGCGATGTTCCGCCAGCTCGCGCTCGAGACCGCCACGGTGGACGGCGAGGCCTTCACGCTGCCAATGCCGGGCACGGAGTTCCCGCACGGTCTGGCACTCGACTCGATCGACGCCGACCTGGTGGACGAAAGGATGTGGCGCATGGCGGGCTCCGAGGGCCCCGAGGTGCGCATGGGCGTCGAGGTGAACGAGAAGGGCCGCCCGCTCGCCTACTACTGCTGGGACTACCCCGAGTACGGACCCGGGCGGACGAACCGCGGGCGATTGCGCTACGACGCCGGCGACGTGCTCCACCACTTCCGGCGCCGGCGCGCGCACCAGACGCGCGGCGTCACGCGCCTCACGGCCGCGATCGTGGACACCATGGACCTCGACGGCTTCGAGGAAGCGGTGATCGTCGGGGCGCGTGCCGCGGCGAACCAGGTGGCCGCGATCGAGTCGGGGGACGCCGCCATGTACACGGCACCCGACGAGGACGCGCCGACCAAGCAGCCGGCGATGGTCGAGAGCGAAGCCGGGATGTACCTCGAGCTGGAACCGGGCCAGAAGATGTCCAGCTTCACCCCCGAGCAGCCGCAGGCGGTCTACGACCCGTTCGTGCGCAACCGCCTGCGCCGCCTCGCCGGCGCCCTGGGTGTGGCGTACGAGGCGCTCGCCAACGATCGCTCGGGCGTGAACTACGGCTCGATGCGCGGGGGCTCGCTGATCGAGCGCGACCTGTGGCGGCTCGAGCAGGCGTGGTGGGCGTGGACCTTCGAGCGCCCGATCCGCGAGCGCTGGCTGCAGTCCGCGCTCCTGAGCGGGGCGCTCGTGCTGCCGTCGCGCGACTGGCAGAAGTACTCGGCGGTGAAGCTCGTGTTCCGCGGCTGGCCCTGGGTGGACCCGCTCAAGGACGCGCAGACCGCGCAGCTCGAGATCGAGATGGGGTTCAACTCGCGCACCCGGATCCTCGCCCAGCGCGGCGCCGACTTCGCGGAGATCCTCGACGAGCTGGCGGCGGAGAAGAAGGCGGCCGCGGCGAAGGGGGTGGACGTCGAGCCGCGCGCGACGTCGGCACCGGCGGCGGCGGCGTCGGAGGATCCGGAGGAGAAGGATCCCGCCGACGACGCCGGCAACGAGGACGAAGCGAGCGAGGACGGCGAGAACGGCAACGGCCGCGCGCGCAACCGCGTGCGGAAGGCGCTCGCGCGCGGGCGCTGAGTCCGGTCGATGACCGTCTCCCTGGACATCGGGGCGCGGGTCGCGGCCCTCGGTCTCGATCCGAGGATCGTGGGGTTGGGTCTCGATCCCAGGCTGGTGGGGTTCGGTCTGGGCGGCAGCTCGGAGGACACGATGACGGCGCTGCAGGAGTTCATCCAGAACCCGTACCGCATCTACACCTTCGACAAGGCGGCCGGTTTTGAAGTCGCGGGCCAGCCGCCGCAGTCGGCGCCGTCGGGGCCGATATGGATTCTCCGGGCGTGGCGCTACGGGCTGGGCGGCGCGAGCCACTACGCGGCACTGCCGCCTTTCGTGCTCAACGACACCGGGCGCGGGGAGGAGGAGGTCGGCGGCGTTCCCACCGGCGTCGCGGTCGAGGTCGGCAAGTTGTTCTCGGAGGACTACAACATCCTCCGGCCGAACCCTCCAGAGGGCATGGCGTCCGCCACTGGCGCGCAGATGTGGCGGTTCAGGAAAGTCTTGGGCGCGTGGATGTCCATGACGAACCGCACCTTCGCCGGAGCGAAGCCTAGCCCGACGCAGTTCGTGGGTATCGGGCAAGGGTACCCGACCTGGCAGATCGACCTCGTAACACAGTCGTTCGCCATGCCACCGTGGCCCGACCCGCCCGAGGCCGACTTCGTACAGCTTCGCATCCGTGGCGACCTCATGCGCTGGGAATTGGTGGCGGGACGCACGGGCGTGGCTACGACCATTGTCCCGCTGGTCGGAGTTGAAGCGCCCGTCCAGGCCATCCTGCAGTTCGCTCACTTCGTGTGGGACCCGGCCGGGGGGCCCAACGGAGGCCCGCTGCTGGAGGGCTGGGTCAATGGCGTGAAGGGAGCGGAGATCACCGACCCCGCGCTGCTCCCCGGTGGCGGTGAAGACGCGTGGGGCCAGTGTGTGTTCTACAACAACCACTTCTCCTTCAGCGGTGACCCGACTGCGGAGTTCCCGGGCTCGTTCGGCTACGTGACCGGAAGGCACGGGCCGATCTTCTGTCAGGAGTTCGACGTGCTGGGGGCGTCGTGAGCACGGTCGTGACGTTCGTGCGCGGCGATACCCGCACCCCGCTGCGCTGGCCGGTGCGGGAGAAGGGCGCCGTCGTCAACATCACCGGGTGGTCGGCGTTCGCGCGCGCGGTCTCGATGGACCTGCCGGGCGTCGTGATCAACGACGTCGCCGCGATCGTGGCGGACGGGCCCAACGGGATCTTCGAGTGGCCGTCGTTCGGGGACTCGATCTCGTCCGGGCAGATGGGGACGCACAAGCGCGCGCGCTTCACCGCCCAACTGCGCGCCGTGGACCTGGCGGGGAAGATCGCCTACACGGAGGAGTTCGAGCTGGTGTTCGTGGCGCCCGTGTAGCGGCGTCGACCGCCGAGAAGCACGACGCCCCGCACGTGTGAGCGTGCGGGGCGTTCGTGTGGGGAACGATCTACCGTAGAGGTCGCGGATGAGCCTTAATCATCTGCCACAGCCCCATGAACTCCTCGTTCACGGGCTGGCCCACGGGCACACCGTCTCCGAGCCTCAGGGGCACTATGAGGGATGGCCAATGAATGGTCGCTGCCATGTAGATCTCGTCGAAGGCGTTCAGGCTAACCCTCTCCGTTGCTCGTTCGAACAGCGCATAGAGCGGCGCGAACCAAGGATACTCTTCGGTGTCGAGGACTAGGATGGTTTGGTACCCCTGTGAACGGTAGGTCCCCATGATCGCTTGCTTCGCGGTGAGCGCCCGGCGGATGTCATCGACCATGAAGTCCTCTGGCCCTGGGTGAACGCTGACGATTGCCGCGTCTAGATCGTCATTGCGTTGCTCAGCGAAGACCTGCGAACGCAGTGGTGGCACCTCTACTTTGACTCGCTCCTTCAAGCCCGCCTGCCTCAACTCCGCTACGCACCGGTTGGCGACATCTGCTGCGATCGCGCCCCAGTTCAAGCCCCGTCTGAAGTTCTCTGCCGGTATCCACACCAGAACCCATGACCGTGGAAAGGCGGCCATCACAACCCTTGCGATCGCCGGCCTGATCTCATCTACGCGCTTCATGAGGCCCGGCATCTTGGGAGCTGAGAAGATCCTCGTGTGTTCGACTGCGGCTCTGCGCCCGCCACGTCGGAGGATCGCGTCACAGGCGCGGCGGTGTCCCGGCTTGCGATCCGGGTGGCAGCGAATGCGCACATCCACCTTTTCACGAATCGAAAGGTAAAGGCACAATTCCCCGATGACCCGGTCCTCTCGCGCGTGGACCTGGCGCTTGGCTCGTTCGGCGGGCATGGCCTATAGCGGACGCAGCGGACGTTCCGGCTCGCTCACCGGGATCGCCGCGAGGGCGATGAGGGTCAGGAGCGGGCTGAGGAAGAGCGCGGCCATGACCCAGGGGAAGATGCGTTCATTCTTTCGGCTGGCGACCATCGGCACGAGCGTCGCGCTGGCAACAGTCCAGACGATGACGAGGACCACTGCTTCGACCATGGGGCGACCTCCAGCGGTTGGGGTGTACACGGATCGTACACGTTCGCTGGAAGCCCGTGCGGCGTCAGCCCTGCCCTTTCGGGGCCCCGAGGTGTGGAATCGCTGCGAGCGCGAGCAGGGCCATCGGCGGCGAAAAGATGATCGCCACGAACGCCCAAAGCCCGCCGCTCTCACCCTTGCGGGAGGCGACGACCGGGACCAGCAGAATGCTCGGCACGAGCCACAGGTAGACGACGACCGCTGCGAGCACGATCTCGATCGGAATCATGCGACCTCCGGGATGGAAGCACGAAGCCCCGCACGCACAACCGTGCGGGGCGTCCGTGTGGGGGACCTCAGCGCCGAGACCGTGTCGCCGACGTCGCCGAGCACTCTCCGACGAACTGCTCGATCTGCTCCTTGGTCATCCCTGCCTGGTACAGCGTGGCACGGACGAAGTCCGGATCGAGCGAATCCTTCGCTGGAATCGCCAGCCGGTGCATCGTGACGGGGTGCCGGTACAACTCCACGCGGTCGGTCTTCCGCTGGAAGCGGTAGCCGAGCATGCGAATCTTGTTGACGAGGTGTTCTTTAGGAATAAGCGAGTTCGCGGCCGGCACGCCTATCCTCGACCTTCGTGATGTCGAACGGAACGTCGAAGGTGGCGTTTGCGGGATCGACCTTGGACAGGTCGATCATCGGCCGCCAGCCCTGGCGCCTGAGAAAGTCCTCGAGTTCCCCCGTCTCGAAGAGGTCCGCCATCAGGAGCTGCAACGCTTCGTTGATGCGCTCGGTCAGTTCCTGGAAGGTGGCGCCCTCCATCGTGATCTTCAGGGGATCGCAGATACCGATCCAGTTGTCGCTTGCGGACTGAAACACTCGCCAAGCCAACTGCGCCTTGATTTCGAATTTGATGACCTGCTGGGGCACGGGCTCCCCTCCCTCCACGTGAATCGGTGAGCCGCCGACAGACCGCTGCCGACATGCCCAACGAATCTACCACTACTTGGACGGGTTGTCGGCAAGAAGGTTGCTCTGGCTCAGTCAACCCGCATAAGGCATTGCTCCGGGCCGGGCTGGGGATACCCCAGTGGGGCATCTACCGCCGCCAGCCCCGGACCCAGCCCGGCGGGCGGGGCGCGCGCGGGGCGCGCACGGGCGCCACGGGGGCGGGCCCGGCGGCGGGGCCCGGCGCCTCGGCCGCCGCGAGGCGCTTCGAGTAGCGCGCGGCGCGCCGGGCCAGCCCGTTGATTACGCCGCGGCCGCGGATGTGGAGCGCGGCCAGGCAGTAGACCTCGAGGTCGAGGGCCTCGTTGCGCTCCCTGCGCTTGATCCACTTCCGGACGTTCCCCTTGCCCTTCACGTACTTCCAGACGCCCTTCTCGGCCGCGAGCTGGGCGGCGTACTCCTCGTCCACCCACGGCTCGTCCGGGAAGTGCATGGCGCCCGGGGCCGGGCCCTCCGCCGGGATCGCGATGTGGAGCCGCGCGTAGATCTGCTCCTTCGCGGTGTCCGTGCACAGGGTGTAGAGCGGGACCCGGTATGGGTTGTTGCGACTGGGCCGCTCGACGATGGGCCGCCCGGTGAGCGTGCCGCCGCGCACCGGGTACACGTGGCGGCCGCGGCGCGCGGCGCAGAACCGGTAGACCTCCTCGGCGTGCGGGTTCGAGTCCACCGCGACGCACTCGATCCTCAGCTCGCGCCCGCTCGCGTGCTTCCACGTGCGCCGCAGGAGCTCGTCGGCCTGGAACCAGACCTCGTCGCGCTTGGGGTCGCCGGCGATCGCCTCCCAGTGGATGAGCCAGCTCTCGAAGCCCGCGCCGTAGCCCTTCACCAGGATCTCAAGGCGCTCGGCCTGGACGTCGATCGCGGCCACGAGGATCCCGACCCCGTCCGGCACCTGGGCGAGGTACTGCTCGAGGCGATCGAGCAAGGCCTCGGGTTCGGCGCCCTGACCGCGCTCCTCGTAGGACTCGGCGAGGTCGGTGTTGACGAAGACCTTGAGCTGGAGGGGGTTCGCCTTCGACTGGAGGAACTTCTCCGCCTGCTTGGCCCAGGAGGCCCACCCGAGGGGGCTGTAGAGACCGCTCAGGTGAAAGCTGGGCTGGCGTCCGGGCCCGGGGGCGAGCGCTTCCCACTTCCCACTCTCGAACAGTCCCGGCTTCGCCTCCTCGGGCACCCGGCCGCCGCACCCGCCGCAGACCATGGCGGCGGCCTCGGGGTGGCCGTCGGGCCACTCTATCCTGTGGTGCCCGGAGTCCCGGCGCGCGACGTGGTCGCGGTAGCCGCTCCAGGTCAGGAAGTCGGGGTGCTGGCAGTGGGGGCACCGGATGAAGTACCGCCGCTGGTCGCCGTCGTTGTAGAGCGACTCGATCCGCGAGAGGCCGCGGTAGGTGGGCGATGAGATCCAGAGGAACTTGCGGTTCGGGTAGGTGACGGCGCGCTTCTGGATCAGCTCGACCGGGTCGCCCTCGTTGCCGACCTCGCCGGGCCAGCCGTCGAGATCGTCGCCGACGATGAAGCGCGCGGAGATGTTGCGGAACGCAGCCGCGGAGTTGGCGCCGCGCATGAGCAGCTCGCCGCCCAGGTAGGCCTTGCGGAACGTCGTGTTGCGCTTGTCCCGCGAGCGGTTCGGCGAGACGCGATCGCGCAGCGACACGGTGTTCTCGAACATCGGGTCCACGCGGGTCTGGCTGACCTGCTGGGCCACCTCGCGCGTGGGCAGGAAGAAGAGGATCGGCGCCGGCGTGTGCTCGATGATGTAGCCGACCCAGTTCACGGCGAGCTGGGTGACGCCGATCTGGGCGCCCTTCATGACGGTGACGCTCTCGCAGGTCTCGTGGGCCGAGAGCAGCTGCATGGGCTCGCGCAGCATGGGCACGCGTGCGGTCTGGTAGCGCCCGTGCTCGTTCGCCTCGCCCGGCGAGAGGATGCGGTTCGCGTCGGCCCAGGCGTCGACGGTGATCTCGGGCTCGGGGCGCAGCCCGGCGCCGAAGGCCTCGGCGTAGAGGCGCTCGACGTCGATCACGTGCTAGAGGCCCTGTGTTTCCGGATCCGGAATTACGCGGGTCCCAAGCAGCTCGAGCTGGGCGGGCGACTTCACCGGCGGCGCCTTGGAGCGAGCGCGCAGCCGGCGGATCACGGTGACCATGCCGCGCCAGTCCACGGCGATCGCTCCCCGCTCGAGCGCCCGTTCCCGGTACGCCGGCGAGAGGTCGAAGTGCGGGGCGCTGCGGGTCTGGAACCAGTGGCGCGGGAGCCCGAGCGCCGCGGCGAACGCGAGCAGCTCCTCCTCGCTCGCGTCGGAGACCAAGTGGCACGCGACGCCGCCCGGCCAGGGCGCGTCGCAGGGGCGCAGCTCGTCCACGTAGATCATGACGCCTTGGCGGCCGCCGGCGTGGCGCGGGCAGGCGGGCCGGAGGCTTGCTCGAGCGCCTGGCGGAGCGCGAGCGCGAGGATCCGCGTGCACTCCGCGCGGGGCTTGCCGGCGAGGAGGGGGCCGAGGCGCGCTGGGAGCGCGAGGAGCTGCTCCTGCAGGCGGCGCGCCTGCTCGAAGGCGGCCTGCTTCACCTTGTCCGCGTCGACGAGGCGGCCCGCGCGCTCCTCGTACTCGAGCTGCGCGAGCCGGGCCCGGTAGAGCTGCCATGCCGTGCGCGCCTGGTTGTAGGTGAGCGTCGGGCTGTCCGCGGGAACGCCAGCAGGAGGATCCGGACCAGCTGGGGTAGCGGCATTCGGCGCAGCCGCAGGAGCGCTGTTCGCCTCCCACTCGCGGTCCGCCTGCTCGCGATTGATCCGGCCCTGGATGAGCTCGATCCGGCCCTCGGCAATCGCCTTGTAGACCGCCTGGCGCGAGATGCCGCGGTGCTGCGCGTAATCGACCGGCCAGTCCCAGTGCACTTCCTTGCGCGGGCGTGCCACACGGTCATCCGCCGGGCTTCATCGCGGCGCGGGCGTGCGCGACGAGCGCGGCGCCGGCGCTGGCGCCGGGTGTGCGCGCGCGCACCCAGGCCACGAACTCGATCCAACGGTCACGCTGCTCCTCCGTGTCGAACTCGAGCATCTGGAGGATGCGCCCGGCGCGTGCCCGCGGCGCGGCCGCCGGCTTCGGAGCGCCGGCGAGGAGCTTGCGCGCCGCGTCCTCGAGCGCCTCGAGCTCCTGGACGCTGAAGCCGGCGGCGCCGAGGTCGAAGGCCTCGATCTCGAGCGCGCGCAGCTCCCGGGCGAGGAGCGCGGGGTCCCACTCCGCCTCGAGCGCGAGCTTGTTGTCGGCGAGGCGGTACGCCCGGCGCTGGGTCTCGCTCAGGTGCGTGACGCGGAGCACGGGCACGCGCTCCATGCCGAGCTTGCGCGCCGCGGCGAGGCGCCCGCGGCCGGCGATCACGCCGCCCTTGTCGTCGGCGAGCACGGGAACCGTGAATCCGAACTCGAGGATGCTCGCCGCGATTCGGTTGATCTGCTGCGGGGTGTGGATCCGCGGGTCGTTCGGGTTGGGCTTCAGCCGCTCGATGCGCCAGTACTCGATCGTGCCGGGCAGGCGCACGCCGCCCGTGGTGGAGCGCTCCGCCGCGGCCGCGCGCGCGCCGTTCTTCACGCCAGGCCCCCGCTCTCGATCGACGGGTCGGGCGCAAGCACCCGCTGCCACCATTCGCAGAAGGCGCAGGCCCGCGCCCGGTCCCCGAGCTGGTGACCCGGCTCGTAGCGCGCGTGAGCGTTCTTGATCACCTGGCGCAGTGCCGCGTTTTCCCGAGCCTTCTCGATCCGGTCCACCTCCGCCATGGTGCGCGCGACCGCGTCTTCCTTCCGTTCGTCCTCGCGATAGCTCTCCGCGAACGCAGCGACTGCATCAACGGTCCAGCCCGGACCGTCCTCGTGGAAAGGGCGGTGCGCTTGGAAGTACTCCGAGGCGGCGTGGATTGCCTTGGGTGACGCGTCGCAAGGCGGTTTCAGTGGATCCTCCAAGCGTATTTCTCCCCTTGGACTTCGAGATAACATTCCGATCCGTAACACACGATGCGCGCGTTCTTGCCGATGCGAACGCTGCGAGCGTACGAGACCACAAACAGGCCGCTGTCCGTCTGCACCTCCGTGAGATCGATGGCGTTCCACGAACCTCGCCGCACTTCGGACCCGAGTACCTTGCCGACGTACTCGACGGTGTCGGGACGATCATGGCCGCACGACACGAGACCGATCAGAAGCACAATGGCTGCGATCTCTCTCACCTGCGGTCCTCCGTGGGTGGAGACGGCACTCCCGGGGCAACCTGGCCGGCCCTGGCCAGCTCGTCCCCCATCCCGGAGCACCGCTCCACCCGCATGTCCGTCACCTCCAGCCCTGCCCGCCCGTGGCGATCGAAGCGTTCGCGGTCATCACGGCCTCGCGGATCTTCCGGACCGCGTCGGTGCGGTCGGGTCCCGCGGGGCAGCACTGCTCCACCGTGCGCGCAAACGACAGCGCAGACGCACGCAGAGCCAGGTACTTCTCCGGCTGGTCCGCCGTGGGTGGGTGGTAGGTGAACAGCTTTTCGAGCTCGTCCATGGTCACTCCTCCTTGGGTAGCCCGGCCGGGTGCCGGGAACCTGTCAACCACTTTTGGGGACCCGTAACTAGGGGCGCTTCGGCGTCGCCGTCACCCGCGTCACCCGGCTGGGAAGGACCCGCGATTACAGGGAAGTGATCGTGTGTCCGCCCATCCAGCGCCCGACCAGCACGCCGCTTGCCCACGCGCTCCACGTACCAGCTCCCAAGCGGGGGCTGCTTGTCGTCCATCCACACATAGCCATGGGTGTCGAGCGCCTGAACCTCACCGCGTCCATCGAGGTCGGCCTCGGGATCCCCGTAGACAGGGCCGGCGGGCTCGTACTCGCCCCATTGCTTGAAGAAGAACGCCACGCTCCTAGCCAGGCATTGATCGCGGATTGAACGAGCCCAGTCTGGATGCATGGGGCGTGCGTTGGGCCCTGACTCACCACCCACGATGACCCAGTCCAGGCCTCGCCCTAAACGCATGAACGGGTAGAGGTTGATGTGCCCGAGGAGTGGTTCGGCTGACACGAAACGAACGGCGGCCACAGTGGCCAGCAGCCGGGGGATGCGCTCATCGGCCGCCGACTGGTGCTCGGCACTGACACCCAACCAGACGTTAGGCAGAGGCCACGGCATCGTGGCGGGCTCGCCGGCGCGGCACCAGATCCGAAGGTGGGCGCCCCCTCCATTACCCAGGTAGTCGAGCATGCGCTGCGGGCGCTTCGTGAGCACTTGGAACGTGTGCTGTGGGCACTCGGCCATCACCGCGAAGATGCGGTCGATCGTGTCGTCCTCGAGGCGCTCGTGGAAGAGGTCGCTCATCGAGTTCACGAAGATCCGGCGGGGTTTAGCCCACCGAAGCGGGTCGCCCAGGTGCTTCTCGATCAGCCGCACCTCCCCCGTCCACCGGGGGCCCGCCGGCGTCGGGCGGGCGAGGCCTTCGTAGGGTAGACCGGGGCCCGAGAAGCGGGCGGCGACGGCCTCGGCGTAGCAGTTCCGGCAGCCCTCCGAGACCCGGGTGCAGCCCCGGATGGGGTTCCAGGTGGCGTCCGTCCACTCGATCTTGGTGCGGTTCACCGGGCGGCCTCGGCCCGGCGGGCCTTCCTGTCCTTGGCTCGACGGCGTTCGTCCAGAATCCGACGCCAGACCTCGAGGCGGTGGACGGTCACCTCGGGTGGGGCCTGGACGTCAAGCGCGACCCGGCCGGCGCCTATGTCCCGCACTGTCACGGAGATGCGGTCGCCGATCATGATGGTCTCGCCCTCGCGCCTAGAGAGCACCATGGCGGCCCTCCGAGGCGAGGCTCTGCGAGGAGGGCGTAAGGCCCGCCAGATCGCGCTGGATCTCCTTCAGGTGCTTCACGATGTACGATTCGACGAGCCACGAGCGGGCCCACAGGAGGATCAGCCCCGCCGCGCAGACGGGGAAGGCGAAGGCCGCCACGGGTGGGTCACAGTACAGCGCGCAGGCGCCCACGAAGGCGCCTAGGCCGCCCACGCGCAGGACATGAGCACCGACCATGACCCGGAGATCGCCCCGGCGCGCGACCCACGCTGGGCGGGCGATCATGGGCGGGCCTGCCGGTGCTGGGCGGGCTCGGCGACCGCCTCGGGGCGTGGCGCCAGCGGGCGGGCTTCCTCGGGCCAGGTGGCGCCGAGCTGGCGCAGACGGGTGATCGCATGGGGGTTGATCTCGGGGTATCCGATGCCGCGCATGACCTCGAGGGTCTCGGCGAGGTCGCAGGGTCGGGGCTGCCGAAGTGCGATCAGGGCAAAGAGTTGGACGTACAGCTCTC